GTCTTGTAGAGCACAATTAAATAGAACACGAGTATCATTGAGTAGATTATAGTAAGCATTTTTATCTAAGTCCTCGTGGATAGTCAGCAAACCACGAGCTTGTAGATCACGTGTACGCTTCATGTAGCTGTCATTGTTGCTCTTTAGCTTGGCGCCGGAGAATACAGCAAACTCAACAGGAATACTATTACCGTACTGACGATTCCATTCCTCAATCAAGTCCATGTAAAAGTCTGGTTGTTTCTCTTGATCCCAACGTGCCGCAAAGCCTACACGCATACTACGTTGATTGAATGGTTTCAGTTCGCCAGGTACACGCTCACGTACTTCGTCTTTGCCAAATGCCAAACCTGAGATATTGTAGATGGGACATTCCCAACCTGCAACCTTCATGTGCATGACCATTTCTTCGTTAGACGCAAGTACAGCACCGCCCGAGTCACGTACTAGTTCGCAAACCATCTTTTCGTACAAGCCCATCCATTTCGACATGCCCCATACATGAACAAAGTCATCAGGATCAATGGACTGAGCAAGACAGCGAACATAAATCCTAGGCCTGAGAGACGCTGGGACTTGATTAATAATGTACGGAAGACTTTCAATTCCGGGTTGAAACATGTCCTCAAAGTAGATAACATCTTCACTTGTAACGATTCCCTCTTTCATCCACTTGACCAATGTCATCAATTGACTCATGCCAAAGTAGCTACGACCATGTGCGTCTAGTACTTGACCTGTTACAATAGCTTGGTCAGTGGATAGTGTCTCACCTGGAACTACTACATAGTCAATACCCCTACGTTTAAAGACACGTTCATTCCACTCAGTTAGTTGTAGAGTATATCTTGCTTTGTAAGGTTCTAGTCCCATGTAGTATAGTGTTCGCATTTTTTTCTTTCTTATTATCGTGGTGAATTGCCAATCAATTCTTCCCAATTGTCTTTAGCAGGCTTACCTGCTAGATTCTTAGTGTGTTGACGATACACGAAATTACGCATATCGTATAGTGTGGCCTCATCAAACTTGTAGCCGAAGTCTACACAAAATTCTTTATACTTTTCCAAGTCTTCAAAAATTTGATTGACACGGGCGTTAGGTTGAATGTTAGGTTTTGCCATTTTGTTTTCCTATTAAATTTTTAGGTTGTTGAAAGGTTTAGTTGTGTTGTAATAAATCGTAGCACCGTTCTCACCATCTTCACTGACAGTAATCTCAATGTCACGATCGGGATAGCGAGTAGCGATAACTTCATAAAGGTCATCACTAATCATTTCACAACTCTTGTAATTCAATTCAAGTGTGCCGCCTTTATAGAGATTTTCTAACCAGCGTTTAAATTGAATGAATTCAATATCCCTGTCGTTGTGAAATACTTCAATCGCCACATTAAAGTGAAAGATGTGACGATGTGGAGTTCCTAGAAAGCTAACATCATATTCATCACCCGTTTTGAGTAATGGATCTGTTGCTGCCGCAGGGTACATATGAATACCCTCTTTTTGAAATGTTACGAAAATCATACGCTTGGCATCATACTTAATGCGTTGACGTTGTTCGTGTCGTGCTTGTTCTACTTGTTCCATTATTTGTACCTAGTTAGAGTTGACCATGTTAACCATGAATGAAATGCTTCATATACTTTACGTGCCTCTTGTTCGTCTTGTTCTAGTTTGACACCGCGCACATAAAAACCATCTGATGTTATCTTTAACATTTCATCGTTTTTTGCCGCATGAAATGTTATGTTGTTTGTTTCTTCCTCAACTGTCATCACTGTAGTCATGTGTATCATGGTCGTGTTCCCATTGCAGTCGTTCTAGTCTGCGAATCTCATCCTTATACTGAAGTTTCTTTTTCTTCATTTCAGAGATTTTAAATTCGTCTGCGTTGTTCTTTTCCATAGTTGAGATTTGTTCATCAATCAATCTATGAGATTCTGTTAATGTTTGAATTCTACTGCGGTATGGCATTTAATTCTCCTAATACTTCATTCATAGCATCATCGCTATCAATTTGTTCTTCATCAACTTCTGGTTCAGATTCAACAGTGAAAAATTGGTCAAACATAGTCATGGAGTTAACTGTTTTCTTACCACTAATACCTTGACTACCTGATTGAAACTGTTTCCAATAGGAGTCGTGATAGTTAATCAACTCAATAGCCTCTTGTTTAGTTTTCTTAGAGAAAATCTTATCAACCAAATTACTAAAGAATCTGCTTCCTTCATACTGGTGTACTACCATTTTGGGAACTATACCTTGCTCATATTGACGATTGGCTTCTTGTACTGCATTCATATGCATCCATACATTATGACTTTGAATCAAAGTGTAGCTTAGTGTATCCCAACTAGTTTTTGTTTCTTTGTTATGTTGTCCTAAGAATCCTTGTCCTCGATAGCACAAGTCCTTCATAAGTAGTTTATCAGTAACAGGGCTATCTGTAAAGAGTTTATGGATACTGTCAGCCAACACAGCGTCCTTAAATTTGCGAGTATCGGACGCATAGGATTTCTTTTCGGCTGTTTTCTCCATACTATATGACCATTTCTTGTTATGTTCAATATTGGTATTGAAATAAGCAAGTCCTTTAGCCGCACTATAAAATGGACTAGCACAGTCAAACGTAATTTGTAGATTTGGATTATGATATTTACGAATAGCTTTTTGAATATCAGTAAACACTACTGCATACTCTAAAATACTCGTACCCAAACAATGAATCAAATCATGTTTGCCTGGTTGTAGTAATCCATCATGTATAATATCAACTAGTCTGGTTAACATCAAATGAAGGTCAATTTTGTTTTGACCTCCTAATGCCCATCCGTTGAAGTGATTGTCTGGATAGATATTAGGATCACAATACTTCTTCATTTCGTTATACCAGTTTAATGACTGCGTATGGTGACGACCTTGAAGTACGTTTAAGAACTTACATTTGCCCGAACGGTTCTTAATAAAATATTCGTTATTGATATGTGTCGCGGCAATAGCATCTTCAATTGTTTTAATACCATGAGCACTCTTACCAGAACCTGGAATGATTTTACCTTCTTTATCTTTCTTAACAGTTTTTGGATCTTTGATATGATATGTGGTTAATGATTGTGAAGGGATATCCAAACACATACCATAGTCCATGTATGTATCCATCCATGTCAACACTTCTTTGCGCTTCTGCATAGCCTTTGGACAGTTAGGATCTTTCCAATCAGCAGGCCATTGACACTTAAGAATCTGGAAACCACCGCTATCACCCAACATGAACGTACCTTGTTCACGTTCTCTAATGATTGATTCACTAGGATCGTTAACAGTAGTGTCTAAGTTAGCATGACCTGCACTATATAGTCCCCACTTATAATAGTAAAGCCCTTCTTTACTGTTTAAGAAGTTTAGTTTTTCAACATCACCATTGAATCCTTGAGGAATACGGGCAGCATCAAAGTATTGTTCGCCTTTGCGTTGCTTACCCAAGCCACTAATGTAGAAGCTACTGACTGCGGGCAAGAACAATGCCCACTCTGGGTTATGTTTTTGTGATAGATTATCTTGTTCCATTATGGTGCTGATTGATCGGGATACATTTCTGACTGCTCATTATTTTTCTTAATAAGAGTCTTAACCATTTTGATTTGATCTTGGTATAACTTTACTTTATCTTGTAAATCTTTGATAGCAGGATTAGTTAGTGCTAGTCTTTCTAACTCTAATTCTTCGTTGCGTTTTTCTTTTGCCCAGTCTAATAGCAATTCTGCTTCTTGTGATAAACTAACAGAAGCTACTGCCATATTCAGTTCAATGTAAGCTCTACCATCATAGACTTCAAGTCTTTGTAATGTTGGGTTGTACCTAACATTACCTACACCCATATCAGAAGAATTGGTGATATATGTACTACCACCATATCCACCGTGAATGTTTAAGTATTTACCATTGCTAGCTATACCCTTAATCATTTTGTTTGTGCTGGTAGTAAGTAACTGTAAACTGCGATGCCACTGTCAACTGTAATTTCAGAAAGACCTTGGTCACTGATTCTATAAACCTTGTCACCAGGTAGACTTAGGATATCTACCACTTCACCGATATGCCATTGACGATTATCTTGTAATGTTCCTGCGACACCTGCTTGAAATACAAAATTACCACTGTTTGTTGCGGGGTCACCCATATAGAATGATAGATTACCATTCTCTAGTTTAGTTTTGAAAACTGTTTCTTCAGAGTTAGCTGAGTACTGTTTCTTTAGTTTTTGAATACCCAAGACGCTTGGTTCAAATTCAACGTTCCAGTTAGGCTTTGTTTTAAGAATCAAAGTTTTTACCTGATCTTCAACAATTACTTTAGTCATCAAACGATAATCATTCACAAAGTCTTTGTTCTTTGTTTCAAAGTGAATCATGTTAGGAGAGTTATCATCAGGATTCTTTAGTACAGTAATGATACTACTATCATCATACTCGTCAAAGCTAAGTATGGTTTTCAACTTACCTAGATTAGGCATACCGAATACACCAATGAAATCAGCAATGGGAGCCTTGAAGGTTCCAGTGATTACTGTTCTGTTCTCAGATACTGCATTGATTTTAGTCTCAGTGTCAGTTCCAGTTACTTTGATAAGTCCTATAGAACCTAGGCTTGTATGTTGAATAATGTCTTTTAAAATGCTTTTCATATTTGTTCCTTGTACGTTATTTAAAACGCTGTATTACGTATTATGATGGTATATAATACGAAAGTCAACACCAGTTTAACCAATTTCAAAAAAATCGTCAAACGTTGTGCTAATGTCGGTGCTATCACGCAAATCCCAATTCAATACACCTAACAAGTTTTCTATCTTTTCATCGACCAAAGTCTTTTCCATTTCTGCATCGTTGAAGGGCAAGTCCTTAAACCATTGAGGTAGTCTAAGTTCATCTACGGGATAAGCAATAGATGTGAAACCTAATGGATTTGGTTTGAGTTTACAAACGATAATCTTCATGCCATCTACAATTTGCATTGAATAGTTGTCGCTGTTCAATCTACGTAAGTAGTTCCAATTGATAGCGGCTCTTGCGTGACCTACCTTACACTCTCCTGTCTTCTCAAAAACATCAGTGTGTTTAGTTAAGTTGTTGACTGATTTTGGTGATCCTTTAGTCCAAGATTCTTGTGCTGCCATAACTCGTTTGAACTCTTTTACACGTTCAATAATAGATTCACGACCTTTACCTTCTTGGATAACCATTTCTAGTACATCCATTAAGAATTCTTGTACATACTTAGGAGTATCAGCACGTTTCAAGTCAAGACCCATAGCCTTAATATCACCTGCTTTACCATCCTTGTCTTTACGCTTTCCTTCTTTGTCAAAGATGTTGATAGCATAACGTTTCTTAGTGATAAAGATACTACGATCACCAATCAGTTCTCGACCAGCTTTGATAATCTCACCGTTCTTGCGAGGCGCATGGAATGCACGTTCTAAGAAACTAGGAAAACTTTCATTGGCTTCGTCAGCAATAGCATCATATATTTGAATACATGCATCTTTATCCCAATGCAATTCTCCGTTAGCAATTTGTGTCTTGAATGTAGGATATGCACTGAAGTAACAACTATCAGTATCGCCATAAACAATAGCTTCGCCTTCGTGTGTATAATCACCTGCTACTGCTAAGTTGATCTGGCTCATCATGTGTTTAACAATCTGACGACCACTTAGTGTAACTGATTGACCGATACGCTTGTCATAGAAACGACAATGCTCATTCAATAGTGCTCCATATGCAGAGTTAAGCAAAATCTTACGAACTAACTGACGCTTATCCCAATACTCTTTATCACTATCGGTTGTTGCTTCTTTTAGTTTCTTTTGCATACTCTTACGATCCGAGTACCAACGAGTCAACAAACCGGGAATCACACCTTCTTTCTCATACGTAAAGATTGTGCCATTCGCACTAAGCATCCAGGGCTTGTGACTGTCAAAGATAAGTTTCCATATCTCGGCTGCACTCATTTCTTCACTACGACCATCTTCATAGTCAATAGTAAGCATAGTACCACGTTCTTGGTTCATAATTGCTGTGTACTCTAACGCACCAAACAATCCTTCCCATAGAATAGCACCAGTGACCTCATCACCTTCCTTCGCACGTTTCTTTTCAGAACCTAAGCGAAGGGATTTTTCTTTCATGTATTGGTCAGTGAGTGTTTGCCTGACTTGTCCGACAATTGTTTCTGGTGCCATGTTGAGGGCACGAATAGTCGAGGGATAGAGCGAGTTGATATCGACTGCTCCGACCCATTCGTGCATACCTCGCTTGGGCGTAGCAACATAGGCACCTGCCGCTTGTTGTTCTTCGTCTGCATTGTCATTCTTCCTTTTCTTGTCTGGAACTACTAAACCACGTTCGTGGGCTTCATTAAAGATTGCCATTTCAATCATAGCCACTGAACCCATAACTGTTGGCAACAGTACTGTGTTTTCGTGTGCTAGTTGATTAGCAAGCTCTAAGAACTTTAGTTTGTTGTGGATCTTAACCAACAACATAGTATCTTGTCTGTTATACTCTAAGAACTTGAACCAGTCCTTGTTGTATAATTGGTCAAGAGTACCTTCATATTGTGTTTTGTTCTCACCAACTTCCATCTCACCAATGAAGTCGAGTTTATAGCTATGGCGTGATTCATAGTTGTACTTTTTATACAACTGTAAATAGTCCATATGAATACGACCTATCAAGTCGTATGTAGTTTCTTTCTTACCAAAGCGTTCGTATTCTCTTGGCTTGGGTAATTGACCCATAAGGCAGAATTTGCGTGTGTCATCTTTTGACATAACTCTAGTGACACGATTAACCATATATGGTATATCATATCCTTCTGAGTTCCAACCAGTTAATACATCAGCATCTTCAATCAATTGAAAGAATACATCAAACATTTCCTTTTCACTTTTGAAAAGCAAACAGTTATCAAATTTACTTACAATCTCTTGTGCTGTCTCATCACTCATGTGTTTCGGTGGAATACACAATGTGATTAACTGATCTAGCCAATCCAAATACATACTGATAGCAGTAACTGGGTTGAATGGGTCACTTGTGGGACTGAATCCTTTGTCAGGATCAAAGTCTACTTCAATGTCAAAGAAGCATGTGTGTAGTTTAGGTGCATCAACACCTAGATAGTTTTCACTTAGACAACGAAAGACTGGGTTAACATCACTCTCGTATAACTTTTTACCACTGTGGATACGTTTTTCTTTTTCAAATTCTGTACGCTTGCGTGTACTGAATCTGGTTACAGGGTTGCCGTAGATACTTCGTTGTTTACCCTTAGGGTCATCGTAGTATAAAACGTAGTTAGCAGGGAATTCATTGTAGTGGCGCTTACCATCAGTTCCTCGTTCTACAACGTAAATTCTATCCTCGTCCCTGCTATGAATAGCATCCACATAACTCATAGAGTCTTACCAACTGTCTCCAAAATAGTGTTGAGTTCTTCGTGTTCTTTGTTTGTTTCGTTTAGTTTCGCTTTATGGGCAATGCGAATAGCCTTTTTGAGCACTGAAGGCTTTACTTCAAGTTCTTCAGCAACTGCTTTAATAGTGTCAGACAACCCACCCTGCAAAGTATCAATCTCATGTAGGACAGTCATGCCCTCATTGACTAATTGGGTTAGTTTAATCTTCTGGTCACCGTTAAAAGTTTTAATATCGCTCATAGTTTCTCCTTGTGAAGTAGTTAGTATACACAGACTACGCAAGAAAGTCAACTATTTTACTGAAATATTTCGGGATGTTGTTTACCGTATATCTTAATGTATTTGCCCGCTAACATATCTGCTATGGCTTCTATTGGACTACCGGGATAACTATCGTCAGGACCAATCATACCTAATTGATCTTGGCGATGGTGAACCAATTCATGGAATATGGTTCTGAAAATGTCTATAAGGTTACGGTTACCTGTATAAACCCAAATCTTTCCGTCTGATGTATGTAAGCCAGTGTGTGTTCCAGCTTGTGCTTTTTCGGTATCGTTACTTAAAATGATATGTGGATAAGGTTCTTTAATGTGTAATCTCTTATAAGACCATTCAATAAAGTCACGTACCTGTTTATCATCTACAGATACATTATCTTTTCCCTCATTCAGCAACTCATTTATCTTCATTTTAGTTGTTTTCTATGAATTCCGATAATTTAACTCTAGCTTCACGATAATTGGATGCTTGTAGTTCTATTTCTTTCCATTGTCCGCTCTTACACAATGCTGTGAATTTGTAAGTGTTCATTTTTCTTCTCCGAGTTTTTCTTTGTACTTTTTAATCCAATGATCTGGTGTTTGTCTGAACTTCTCTACAAACATATCATGTAGTTTTTTACCACTTATTTTGTGCTTGAAACTAATCTTTTTCATTAAACCGTCAATAGTGTCGTAGTCTGTTTTTCTAAGGTTAGGAAGCTGACGTTTTAATTCGTCAGCAGCGGATTCATTGATAAACTGTACGGCTCTCATATTAGTATTTATGCTCACTTTGACAAATCGGGTAGCGAATCCTATTGTGCAGCCAGCAGCCGGCTACTCGGTCCTAAGGCGAGTTTCTCACTTTTAGTAAGCCTAGCATACTAAAAATTCTTATATACATCCAACCTATATCAAACTCAAACCATTTCTGGCTTAGTTTAGTGTTAGCAGGCTGTTGATGATGGTTGTTATGTAGTTCTTCACCTCCCACAACAATCCCCCAAGGAATAATATTACGGCTATAATCAGATGTTTGTCCATTTCTATACCCCCACCAGTGTGCTAATCCGTTGATAACTCCCGCTGCCCAGAAAGGAATCCAGATCATTTGTACGCCCCATATTAAGGCGCCAATCCAACCGAAAATCCAACAGTTGAGCACAAGGAGAATGCCAATGCCAAGTCTGGAGTGAGGCGTGTATACGTTGTGCTCCATCCAATCAGAAGGAGTGCCAACACCATATGTATCAACCATATTTTTATCTTTTGATGCTTCATGGTATAACAATGCTCCTTTAAAAAATACTCTTTTGATTCCGTATACGTGTGGGCTATGTGGATCACCTTCTTGGTCACTGAATCTATGATGTTTACGATGTATGGCAACCCACTGTTTAGTAACCATACCTGTTGTAAGCCATAGCCAGAAACGCATGAAATGACTTAATATTGGATGAAAGATTAACCCTTTGTGTGCTTGCCCTCTATGCAAGAACACAGTAACGCACACAATGGTTATATGCGTTACTATGAGGGTGTATATTAAAGCCAACATTAATGAAATTGATCCGACTCAGTTGAAGTCTTGTTAGCAACAGTAGATGTTGCGCCGACTGCTTCGCTAATCAAGTCAAAGTAACCAACACCAACTTCACGTTGATGCTTGACTGTCGTGAAGCCACGTTCTTGTGCGGCAAACTCACGTTGCTGCATTTCTGAGTAACCAGCCATACCACGTTGTTTGTATGCTTCTGCTAGTTCAAATGTAGCTAAGTTGACACTATGGAATCCTGCTAGTGTAATGAACTGGAACTTGTAGCCTAATTCACCTAATTCACGCTGGAATGTTTCACATTCTTCTTCACTTAAGAACTTTCTCCAGTTAAAGCTAGGACTGCAATTGTATGCTAGCATTTGATCTGGGAACTGTGCATGAATAGCATCAGCAAACTTCTTAGCCTGCTTTATATCAGGTGTAGAAGTTTCAAACCAAAGTAAATCTGCATAAGGAGCATAAGCAAGACCACGGGCAATACAAGCATCAATTCCATTACGGAATTTATAAAATCCTTCATCTGTTCTCTCATTGATAATAAAATCTTTATCTAGTGGATCATGGTCACTAGTAATTAGTGTTGCTGACTCTGCGTCTGTACGTGCCATGATAACTGTATCAACACCTGCAACATCTGCTGCCAAACGTGCGGCGTTTAGTGTACGAATCATTTGTGAAGTAGGAACAAGAACTTTGCCACCTAAGTGACCACATTTCTTTTCACTTGCTAGTTGATCTTCAAAGTGAACACCAGCAGCACCTGCTTCAATCATTGCACTCATTAATTCATACGCATTCAATGCACCACCAAAGCCTGCTTCTGCGTCAGCAACGATGGGCAAGAAGTAATCTGTAGTTAGTTTACCTTCACTGTGTTCAATTTGGTCAGCACGACGGAAAGCGTTGTTGATACCCTTAACAACTTGTGGAACAGAGTTAACTGGATATAAACTTTGATCTGGGTAAGTTTGATTTGCTGTATTGTTTGCCGCTGCTACTTGCCATCCTGATAGATAGATTGCTTGTAAGCCTGCTTTTGCATGTTGAACTGCCATTTGACCGTTGTATGCACCTAGAGTATTAATATATGGTTCGTTTGCTAGCAACTCACGTAATTTATATGCTCCACGTTTTGCTAATGTGTGTTCAATCTGTACGCTACCCTGTAGCTTTTTAACTGTGTCTGGTGTGTAGTTGCGTTTTTTCATTATTACTCCTTGTTAAACTGGACTATACGGATTTAATGGTCGATCCCATTCACCCTCCTGGGGTGGATATACTGGATATTCATTCATATTTATAACGCCTTTGATTGTTTAGTTTAAATCGTATGCTCTAGGATTTGTAAGATAGAAGTCTGTTTCGCTTCCTACTTTCTTTTTGTACATATCCCAATCAGGTAACAAACGCTTTACCATTCTAGCATATAGACTTGTGCGTGAGTCACCCTCTGATGAGAATTTCATTTCTAATACTTTATCACCATAATCTTGTAAGAATGCTCTAGTGATATCAATAACAGTTGAAATAACTTCAGTTGAATTGCCGGTACCAGTAAGACCAAACATCTTATCCATGTCATCCTGATCTCTTAGGCGAAACGTTATTGTCCAAGCAGTAGGATCACGTTTGTTCATAACAGATGCAGTCCATAGATACTCGTATTCGCCTATATTAAAACTAGCGAATGCTTCTTCACTGCCCCTGAACTCCCACTTCCATGGTTTACCTTGTTGGAATAGTTCTGTTAAAAATTCTGTTGCTCTCATTTGTAGTATTGATTCATAACGTTGCTGTTGAAACCAACATCAACTATAACAGGCTTACCCTGAAACATTCCCCAATTTGCGGCTCTAGCAAAATCAACTAATTCAACATCAAAGTTGCTATTCAAATCCGCTAATGTATTAGCATATTCTGTCATATTGTCAATATCTTGTTCACTCTTGCCTCTTTGTTTCAAGTGAGTAACATAACTTTGATAGTTACCTACGTAGGTCTTTCTACCTGTGATGGCCCAAGCCATGTTGATTAGTTGATTCAAATTATCGCAACCAATGATACTACACAATTGTTTCTCATTGACCTTTGTAGCCATTTCAGTGTGAATCCAGCTTGGTTCACGATTCTGCTCATCATAGTCAATCAATGGAATCAATATACCTAATTGACTAGCGTATCCATCACTTAATATATCTGCCTCTACACTATTCTGTGCTAAGCCTTTTTGATTCTTAGCAATCTTTAATACTGTAGGACGACCTTGATATTCAATGATTGTAGCAACACGACTTGATCCTGTGCCTAGTTTCTTTGCTCTTTCTAACGCATAAGCAAGTCTTGATTTGAATGTAGTCGCACCCTGACGCATTTGTTGAGGATCCCAATCCGCAGGAAGTGGCATTTCATCAATGACTTCTTCCTTCAAAAATTCAAATGCTCTCATCTTATTTCCTGATCTTGTTAGGATTTAACGGCCCGTCTTGTCGTTCGCCGCCATCAAAGTATCTAATCTCAACGGGCATTCTATCCCATTTGTCAATATTCTCTTTGGTATATAAATTCCATGCTGCCATGATTCTATGATTACCTTCTAGTACCCACGGTTTACCGGTGTAGTCAACACCAATCAATGGTATATATTCTTCACCGTCTCTACCTAATGGCAACTTACCTGTTTCACGCATAATCTTCATTATTGCTTGTAAATCATTTTCACGAACATTGGATTGTTCACCTCTTGCTCCGGGAATACTTACAAGCCTTCCTATGCTTCCAACAACAGTAACCTCTACCATACGTGGTCTACCAAATTCATCTTTGGGTTGCTTCCTTACATAGTCAATTGCATGTTGAAGCCATTCTTCGTTTGGTACTTCATCATAGAATTGTAACCCTGCTTCGGTTATAAACTCTGTTGCTCTCATTACTCACGTTCTTTTTTAAGGATGCTACGAATGAACCAAGCCTTCTTACCATATAGGTCTTGTAGTTCTGCCATAAAGTTAGCAATGCCTTGCTGTCTTTCTTCAGTTGCTTCATCAAACATAGCAACAACTAATTGACTCATTGTTTCGCAATCTTGTAGTGACTCAGCAAACATCAACTCAGCACGTGGAATTTTTGTTTGGTCTTGAATAATTGATAACTCGCTATAGCGAGATAAGCTGCCTGGAGTATAGTGACCTAAGATTCTGATATATTCAGCAATCTTATCAATTGTGTCAGCTACATCGCCGTATAGTGTATCGTAGAATGCGTGATATTGTGGAAAATCACTGCCTTCAATGTTCCAGTGAAAGTTTTGTGATTTGATAGCAAAACTCTGTGTGCTTGCTAATAATACTTTTAAGTTGTCTGCTAACATGTTATTTACCTTGTGTTGGTGGAGGATTTCCCTGTCGTTTATGATAGAATTCAAATGTCTGTCTATCCATATTTAGTGTCTCAATAATAGTGTACTCAATACACTCTGGTCATTAGCACTAATATCGCCCTCACCTGGTGCAACAATAACGTTGTACTTCATACCTTGTGGGATTGACTTACGCTTTGCCATGTATTCTTCGTAACTCAATATTGAATTAGGACTAATCTTATATGCTTGCGCTAAACGTTGCTTCAACTCAGCCAATGCTTCTGCACTTGCTACTTGCCATTGTCCAGCTGGACCTTTCGCTAAATTACCCTTAGCATCTTTCGCTAACAAATCATAGAATAGTTTTTCAGGAACAATACGACTGTTCTTTGTAGTATCTAAATTAGGATCGTTTTGTTTGACTTGTTTCTCTTGACCTGTGTTAGCACCTTCACTCCAATTGATAATGAAGTTACTTGGCTTCTGTGCCAATGCTGCGCCAGCCATCTTTGTGTAAGCATAGAACTTAACGTTAGGATGCTTTGCTGCCATCTTTAATGCTAAATCTAAATATTCTGGACTAAAGAAGTCACCTGCATCATGCCAACGAATGGTTACAGTATAACCACCTTTTTGTCCTGCTTTTTCTTCTTTAGTAATCTCATTGCTTAGTTGATTGAAGAACCCATCTGGATCATTCAATAGATACGTTAAGATACGACCATCACTCAACCAAGCTGCCTTGAATTGAACTTTACCACCCTTCATAGCAAAGCAATCTACTTTACATGAACCAGCACCTGGACATGTGTTAACTACAATTAGTTTGTTAGTAGATTCGTCTACAGCAACACCAGTCAATGCGGCAAAGCCAACGTTAAAGAACTGTTCTAGTTCTCCGTTACTATGCTTCATCTTTTCGTTTTGCTTTAGTAATGCTTTTGGACGTGTCTTTAATGCATCAATGATAGCTTCTTCTTTGAATCTTTTGCCACCTTCATCATAGTATTCAATAGCACTTGAACGATGAATATAAGGCATCTTATACTTGTCAGTCTTGGTCTTGCCAGAAACGTATTTTTCAATACCTTTCTTGTCTACTTTAACTTTACCAGTCTTTTTGTCAACGTCAGGTGAACCAACGATACGTGTCATGTAGTCTTGGAACTCTTGACCACCTAACTCACGTTGTTGTGCAGGTAGTTTGGTAGCTTCGTCTACTTCGGATTCTGGGCTCTTAACAAACTGATCCATGCTCATTATTTTGATACCTGGCTCTGCACCGGGTAACTTTGGTTCTGCACCTTCATATAATTCTATAATTTTCATATTACGCTTTCCACCATTCTTGATTGAACCACTTAAACCCATGTCCTGTCATCCAGTAATGTGCAGACTCTGGTGGAGACTTGAACTCTATTCCAGTGGGTACTAATTTATCTTTTGTAGCTACGCCAGGTGCATTCTTTTTATAGACATAGTATGTGCTACCTACTCTATGTACAACAAAGAACTCAGTGTCACCTGTTTGCTTATTAAATTTTGTATATTCTTCATCTTCAGCACGTGGAGCATGTTTTACAGCTTGTGCTCCCATTGTTGGAGGACCATCTCCTCTAACTGCGTTTGGCTTTCTTCCTATTTGAAAGCCTAAGATTTCATCAACTTGTTTCTTCTGAACTTCTTTATCGTCTGGCTTATTAGACAATTCTTTGTCTAAAGCCTTTTTAAATAGTTCTAACTCTTGTTGTAATTTTTTAACTAACAATTGTTCTTCGTTCAATTCACCTTCTTCAATTGCTTCGTGAGTTTTTTTGTTTTTGTTATCTAAGTAGCCGCGCTTGTTAACAGTTGCCCATGCGATGTTTTCTGCTTCTTCTTTACTCTTGCCTAAATCACGCTCACTTTTAGCTATATGTTTAACCATACGATCTACCTTTGCCCCTTCCGACATACCACCGAAACCCATTTTAGCTCTTTGGAATTGTTGATTAACTGTTTTGTCTACTTCATCTTGTGGAGCTTGTGACCTTTTCTTTTCAACGTGTGAAATTACTTTGCCGGTTGTAGTTTCTAAATTATGAACTATCTTTTTAAGAAAATCAAATTTAAAATTCTTTGATAATACAACTGCAAGAGCTTCTAATCCTAAATCTTTTGCACCATGTGATGCAAGATGTGAAACGTGTGACGCTACTCCTGTTGCTGCATGTGCTGCACTTGAACCTAATGGTACACTTGCAATAGCAAAACTTGCTAGCATCTTAGCAATATCAATCAACTGGTGTTTAGCAAATTCTTCTTCGGCAGGTGTTATTTCACCAGTGCCAGTCCACTTAGCTAATATCTTACCTAATTGTAGTGTTTCTTTTGTTTCTCTTGTTCCAGCAGCTACTACACGCTGAATGAAACTTGGAATTAAGTTACCTATCCATGCTACATCGTGTAAGCTAAGACCTTCCGCTACATCTTCACTAGTTTTCTTTTTGCAACTACCTGGTGCACCTGCTGGTACACCTCTTACTCTAGTATATCCTGGCCAGCATTTTAATTCATCTAATTGTTCTTCGTTTGTTTTCTTTTTAGTGTTAACATTAATAGCTTTGCCACTACGTTCTGGATTAGGATCTTCTCTACGCTTACGTGCGGCTGCACTAGCACGACCTTTTTTACCTAGGCTATGTGCTTTACTCTGTGGCAAACACTTTGGCTTACCTTCACTGTCATCACCCCTAGCACATGCACCACGAATCTTACCATCAGGGCCAAAGCGTACCCACTTTTCTTTGAACCAATCTCTTAGATTTTCATCCAACTGCTCGTCCGTTGAATGTTGTTCAACACTTTCACTAGCACCAACTAGTTTACCACGCAATGGGTTGTTCTTTGTAATCTTTTCTGTAGGACCTAATTGACCTACTCTTTTTTGATTAGCATCTAAATCTTCTGCTACATCTTCGTTTTTACTTTTGTTACCCCAACTATCAGCGCCTTTTTTACGGCATTTAACAAGAGCACCACTGGCATAAGCACTAGGCCATACTTTATAACGACTCTTTACTTTGTAGTAGCAGGCGTCTGTC